AAACAATAACGCTATGCAACAAGAAATGGACAATTACTTATCTATTTTTAAGAGACACGACCTTACTAGGCTTGCTAAAGCAAAGCCAGGACTTATACAGCCTCGTATTAACAAAGGCACTAAGGAAGTATTTCGAGCAATAGAAGAAGCAAGTAAAGAGGTGCAAAATGCGGACTCTAACTAGTATACCTTTGATTGTGCTACTCAGCGGATGTTCATGGCTACAGCCTCAACCTCTTCCTGCTCCAGAACCAATAATTAAAACAGTTACTGAGTATAAAACACTGGAAATCTATCAGCCTCCCTTACCTAAAGCAATTAATTTAGAAGATGTAGAATTTTTTGTTGTTACAGAGAAAAATTTTGATGAGCAGATAGCCCAGCTTAAAAAATTACAGGATGGATCTTATGTTCTTTTCGGAATTACTCCTTTAGACTACGAGAACATGTCCTACAATTTACAAGAGCTTCGTAGATATATTCGCCAACAAAAAGAAATAATTATTTATTATCGAGAAGCGACACAAAATGATGTTGGTACTGATGCAGAAGATTGGCTTGAACAAAACAAAGAAACTTTAAAAGATCAAAAAACAGAGCAGTAGTTATGTCCATAGAAATTAGTCGTCGAGATGTAGTATCCGAAGAACTACACAATTTAGAATCTGAGACACGCTTTCTTAAGTTAGCCGTAACTCCCTACCTGGAGCTTCTCGGCGTTACACCTTTACCCTCTCAGGTAGCAATTATAAATGCGATAAACAATCCAAAGTACCGCTTTGTCTGTGCCGCAGTCTCTAGAAGACAGGGCAAGACATACATCGCCAATATTATTGGACAACTAGTGTCCCTAGTTCCAGGTTCCAATATTCTTATTATGTCCCCCAACTATTCGCTGTCTCAGATTTCTTTTGACTTACAAAGAAATTTAATTAAACACTTCGATCTAGAAGTTACAAAAGACAACGCTAAGGACAAAGTTATAGAACTGAGCAATGGCTCAACGGTTCGAATGGGTTCTGTTAACCAGGTTGATTCCTGTGTAGGAAGAAGTTACGATTTAATTATATTTGACGAGGCGGCGTTGGCAGACGGACGTGATGCGTTCAACGTAGCTCTTCGACCTACTCTAGATAAAGATAACTCTAAAGCTATTTTTATTTCTACCCCTCGGGGCAGGAACAACTGGTTTGCAGAATTTTTCGATAGAGGTTTTAATGATGAGTTTCCCGAGTGGTGCTCTATACGAGCTACTTATAAAGATAATCCGAGAATGTCTGAATTGGATATTTCGGAAGCTAGAAAATCTATGTCCGATGCTGAATTCAGGCAAGAGTATGAAGCAGATTTTAATACGTACGAAGGACAGATATGGAACTTCAATCACGAACAGTGTATCGTTAATAATGAAGTTCTCGACATATCTAATATGGATGTATTTGCTGGTCTCGATGTGGGTTATCGTGATCCAACTGCATTCTGCGTAATAGCTTATGATTGGGACGAAGAACAGTACCATATATTAGGAGAATACTTAGATGCTGAAAAAACAACGGAACAGCACGCGCTTAAAATACAAGAGTACATTGATATGTTCGATATTGATTATATCTACATTGACTCTGCTGCTCAGCAAACTCGATTTGACTTTGCACAAAATTATGACATTAGCACAATCAACGCTAAAAAATCCGTACTTGATGGAATTGCGCATGTAGCAAGTATTACAGATAATAATAAATTACTTGTTGATCAAAGGTGCTCAGAAGTTTTAAGTTGTTTAGATCAGTACCAATGGGACCCTAATCCTAATTTAGCTAGAGAAAAGCCAAAACATAATCGAGCATCCCACATGGCGGATGCTTTAAGATATGCACTATACTCATTCGAAACTAGTAACAGTGGGTTTTAAAGATACCTGTAAAAAATAGTATTTGACAATTTATCCTACAGAGGCTATAATTCAAAATGAAAAAGCTCAAAAGAGATCCAGTAAAATATATACGGGATCGCGCGAAATCAAAGTATCAGAAAGGTACAGAGTGTGAGATTTGTGGATCAGACACTCAATTAGACTTTCACCATTTCTATACTCTCTCCCCTCTATTGAAGGAGTGGTTAAAGAAAAAGCAGAAAGAGCGCCCAGATCATTATGTAGATGAATACATTACTATCTGGAGAGATGAGTTTATAGAAGATAAGTGGGCGGAGCTGTACAACGACACAGTGACACTTTGCCATAAGCATCATTTGGAACTGCACAGATTATACGGCAGAAATCCAGCCCTAGTGACAGCTACAAAGCAAATGCGCTGGGTAGAGATTCAAAGAGAAAAACATGGCATGGTATGATAGATTAATTGGCAGAAAGCCCGAAGCGGAGGAAAAGTTAAATCCTGCGCAGCCATACTATGACCACAAAATAGACCCCTCTCGAGAAAGACCTAGAAACTACGAGAGAGCATACGAAGACTTAGAAATTGTAAATCGCGGTGTTAATCTTATTGTAGATGACGCGGCAGAAATACCTACTACTGTAGGCGGACAAGTTCAAGGTATGCAGAGTGTAATAAAAGGTATTAAGCGTTCTAGAGTCGAGTTGCTCCTCAATAAAGAACCCAACCCTTTTCAAGATATTAGCACTTTTCGTCGTAATTTAATTACTGATTTTTTAATTGACGGAAACATATTTATTTACTTTGACGGAGTACACCTTTATCATTTACCCGCAAATAAAGTAAATATACATACAAGTGATACTACTTATATTGAAAAGTTTACTTTTAATGAAGTAATAAACTACAAGCCTAGTGAAATTATTCATATAAAAGATAACTCTTTTTACTCTATTTATCGAGGAGTTTCACGTTTAAAGCCTGCATTACGTACAATGGTACTAATGAGAAGCATGCGAGACTTCCAAGATAATTTCTTTAAAAACGGCGCTGTTCCAGGGCTAGTACTAAAATCCCCTAATACATTGTCAGAAAAAATTAAAGAAAGAATGATACAATCATGGACTGCTCGGTATAGACCTGATGCAGGTGGAAGACGCCCCCTTATATTAGATGGAGGTATTGAGATTGATTCTGTAGCTAACGTAAACTTTAAAGAATTAGACTTTCAGGCAGCTATTGCTGAAAATGAAAAAATTATTTTAAAAGCACTGGGTGTACCTCCAATTATGTTGGACTCGGGAAATAATGCAAACATTCGTCCTAATATGCGTATGTACTATTTAGAAACTATTCTTCCAATTGTTCGTAAGATGAATTTTGGCCTAGAAAGGTACTTTGGATTTGCATTATCAGAAGACATTACAAATATTCCGGCACTACAGCCAGAACTACGAGATGCTTCTGCTTACTACACTTCTTTAGTAAATGGCGGTATTATTACTCCCGCAGAAGCCCGAGAACACTTAGGTTTTGAAGCTATAGAAGGTACGGAAGAAATACGAGTACCTGCGAATATTGCAGGTAGTGCAACAAACCCAGACGAGGGAGGACGACCCCCCGAGCCTGAAGAAGGAGAAGAATAAAATGGCAGTTCGAGTAAAGAAAACTGTATTAGATATTGCGTACAAGCATTTCAGTGAGTTTGGTCTACCGCTTGATATTGAGTATAAAGCTTATACAGGCATTGTAGGAGCAAAAGAAGCTTTATCAGTGCCCTCAGTAAAGAGAAGTTTTAAAGCATGGAAGTATTTGCTACATGCATTAGTAAAACACCACCCTGATTTAGTTAAAAAGCCGGAGCCAAAACCTGCTCCAAAACCCACACCAAAACCTGCTCCGAAGCCTAAAGCAGCTCCGAGCAAGCCTGCTAAAGCAGAAAAAAAGAGTGAAGAATAATGGAAAAAATCTTTAACCTTACTTCTACCTTTAAGGCTTTTGACGAAGATGATGATGGTGGCGTTCACATTTGTGGAATGGCTAGCACTGCTGACTTCGATCGCGCTGGGGATACAATCTCAGCAGAAGCATGGACTAAGGGTGGCCTTGGTAACTTCGAAAAGAATCCTATAATTCTTTTCAATCACGATTATAACAAGCCTATCGGACGCGCTACAGGACTTAAAGTCACTGAAAACGGTCTCGAACTTAAGGCTAAAATTTCTAAGTCTGCGCCCGATCACGTCGCGCAGCTTGTAAAAGAAGGCATTCTTGGAGCATTTTCTGTTGGTTTCCGAGTCAAGGATGCTGATTACCTATCGGAAACCGACGGATTAAAGATTAAGGACGCTGAGTTGTTTGAAGTATCGGTAGTATCGGTACCTTGTAACCAAGCAGCTACTTTCTCTCTGGCGAAGTCATTTGATTCTATTGAAGAATATAATGAGTTCAAAAAAACTTTCACTAATAGTGTAGATCTAGCCGGTCAGTCTCTGGCTAAAGATGAAGATTCATTTGAAGCTAGTGATACACCGGATGGAACTGAAAAGTCAGTTCAAAAGGAGATAAACATGTCGGAAGTAAACACTCCCGAAATCGACCTGGACGCTTTTGCTAAGAAGGTGGCGGAAGAGACTGCTGCTAAGATTGCAATTCGACAGGCCGAAGAAAAAGCCGCAGCAGAAGCTGCACAAAAAGAAGCAGAAGAAGTTGAAGCTGCTAAAACCCTCGAAGCTGAGACTGTAAAGTCAGCAATCAAAACTGGTGTTGAGTCAGGCGCTGAGCGCCTTCTTGCAGACGTTGAAGCTAAGCTTCAAGAAAAAGATGCTAAGATGGACGAAGTAATTCTTCAATATAAGAAGGACTTGGAAGAGAAGAGCGAAGAGATCACTAAAATGCGTGAATCTAAGCGTGTATTCTCTGATCGTTCAGACGACATCAACACTGTATCTAAGTGGGGCAAAGAGTTTATGAATGCACACCTTCTTGGTGTAATGACTGGTAAGGGCCTCGAAGGCACTTCATACGGTCGTGACATCATCGAGAAAGCTGGTGTAACTTATGCTTCTGCACAGCCTAACATTGCTACTGAAGTATCTGGTCAAATCGAGAAAGAAATCATGCGTGAGTTGCGACTTGCACGTGCTTTCCGTGAAATCCAGATTAATTCACAAGCACAAGTACTTCCTATTCAGCAAGACACTGGTTTGGCTACATTCCAAACTGGAGCTGCTACAGCTGGTAACTTGCAAACTCGCGGTGGAGCTGCTCCACAGCCCGCACAGGTAACTTTGAAAGCGTTCCGCTTGATCTCTACTACTCTCATGGATAACCATGTAGACGAAGAGATTCTTATCAACTTAATGCCTATGTTGGTTGAGTCAGTAGCACGTTCACACGCTCGTGCCGTTGATGACGCTATCTTGAACCACGATGCAACAGGTTCTGATGACTTCAGTGGTTTGATTAAGACTGCTGGAACCAACGTCTTTGATACTTCAGTATCAGCTGCTAACCTTTCAGGTACTGCAGTAGATGCAGCCGACTTCTTGGGTGCTCGTAAGATGATGGGTAAGTATGGTATGATGCCTGAAGAGCTTGTGTATGTTATTTCACAGAAGCGTTACTACGATCTAATCGCAGACACTGCTTTTGCTGACATCACAGACGTAGGTTCTGATATTGCTACTAAGCTCACTGGTCAAGTTGGTGCGATCTACGGAACT